CCGGGATGTACGATGACGGTGTCTGTTGAGGCTTCGTATGTAATGGCGGCCATTGGAGCCATGTCCGATGATGGTATCATTAAAATAGGAGCTGAATGCATGGTATAATTCCCATCATACAACCTATATGCGTATCGTACAAAGAAGGGGAATATAAACGAGCTATTGCTCCTTGATTTGTTGTTGATAAATTCTATGGCTCTAGCCATTACCGTATCAGTTATAGCTCTTTTATTGTTATCGGTTAAATTGTTTAAGACATCGATGACAGCTATTTTATCCGGTAACTCAATAGAGAATAAATCAGATCTAGCGACATTCCCTCTTAATCCAAATGATATTGACAGGAAGGGAGGCTTCTCGCCAAGGTATTGATATCCATCGTCTTTTAACAAGATATATGACATTCTCTTGTCCGTAAGGATGATCAATGTATTCCCTATGCTGGTGATCTTTTCCCATCTTTCTTCGCCTTGAAGCGTGTAATCAATGGGGACTTCTTCCCTTTCAGAGGCGTCAGACAGCTCAAACCCTATCAGATGATCGCTTTTTGAGCAGATAAATATTTTTCTGGAAGATGTATTATGGACAAATAGCAAGTTCTCATCTGTATTTAGAGTTAGGAATGGTTCTGGGAATGTCACCGCTCTCATGCTTCCGTTCTCGGATATCAAGTTTAAGGATATATCCAAGTCTCCATCGTTACAATCAAGGTTCGATGTATTGGCGGATAAGCCTGTTAATCTGATATTGCTCTCTTCCATGTTTTTTGAGGTAAAATTATCGCCGGATATCATAAATCCAGCGATAAAACTTGTTTGATAACAAGGTTATTGATCTGGCTCGATGATCCGTCTTGTTATAATTGGAGTCCTCTCATTCTCCGTTGCTCCAAGCCTGAAAGACAAAGAAGGCTTGAACAAGTCTTTCCCTTTTATATCGGGAAGCCTATAGACATTATTGGTCACGTTTGAGCAATGGAAACGATAGTGGTTCCCTTTGACAGAGAATGGACGTATACCATCAGAATCTTTTTGGATATAGAGGTTCCCGTTATCATCTATGACGAATGATATGGAATCGTAGTTGCGCAAACCTATTATTTTTGCGGCAGGGCTTAATATCTCAATTAGCCCGCTCTTATGAAACCTTATGTGAGGCTTTACCAATCTTGTTATTATTCGCATATCTCGAAATATTTAATTCCATTTGTTTCTTTCTCTCTTACTTTTAATATCCTAGAACCATGAATATTTATACCGGTAATAGCGATGAAGTACTCAAGTGAAGGAACCGTGAAAAAAAATTTTCCGGGGGTGTCTCTTTCCCCTGTGCGTTCGACCATGTTACATTGTGTCTTGAATGTCTCAGATGGGGTCCTTTTTATTATGGCGAACTTGTCGCTTCCCTTTAGCTTAACAATTTGGATAAAAGCGGGATGCCCCTTCTTGAAATTCATCTTTTTGAATAATTTTCTGCCTATTTTGGCGAACTGATTCTTTTTATTGTAAATCTCGATATACATGGTTTTATATTTAATCGTTTAACATTTATACTTGCTTGGCACTTGATGTGCCTGTTATAATGAGTCTATCTCAATGACGGATTTAAGAGATATGGGATCGTTCTCCCACGTCAAGTAACTGCCTGTTAACCTATGGATAGTACCTTTTGGAAGTACGATCGCCGAGTTGTGATCCTCGACGGAAAAATATTCCTCGTCATGCGCCGATCTCTCGTCCGTCCATGCCTCTCCTTGCCGCACTGGGAAGTTATCAAGAATAACCTCGTCACCATTCTTGTTTACGGCCAAGAATACTATTGTTTGCTTGCCTAACTTCATATTCTATTTCTTCAAAACATTCATGTAGTGGCTTAAATTGTAAGCCATGTTTTTGGGGATTTGTCAACAGTTCCTTGTAGGCTTGACTGTTTCATGTGATAATACCATAAATTCATTATTCTTTAATTATGAGCCTTCATGAGAAGGCTCGGTTAATACTATTCCTCTAGATCGGGTATAGGCATCCACATATCACATTCATAATCTCCGTAATCTTCAAACTCAAAATTCCCGGATGTTGCGACACGTGGAGGTTTCCCGGCTTCAACAACTATATAACCACTAACTATTGCCCCATTTGATACCATCCTGCAAAGAACCATATCATTTTCTTTAGGTAATCTTTCTTTAATGCTTACCCACGGTGATTGCTTTGCCTGCCATTCGGCACCGGCTATAAATCCCTGATAATACGCCGGGAATGCACTACCGCTACTCCTGCTTTCAGCGAAGAAATGAGCCGCTTCTTCTACCGTCTGTCTCTTATCAATATCTCTTTCCATGATTTTAAATAATATTTAAATATTGCTAACCACACATTGTTAGTACACGGTAAACCTGTATATTTGCATTGCGTTTGGTTGGAACATTAACACCTCCAATCTGGTGAACTGTCATTCACCTCCTTGTCCTATCTCCCTTGTCCGAGAAAAGACACAAGCCCATTGTCCTGTAACTTTGGGCTTTTTTTAGTTTCGCTTGACAGGGCGTAGCTAAATATAGCTTGACGATGCAGGTCGTCAGGCAAATCGGAAAGGAGGTGTTTAATGTGGAAGACCAAACGCGCGAAGACAGCAAGACTCGTATTTTCTGTCGCTACATAGTAAAGAATGGTAAGAGAATCTATCCTAAGACCTCTCGTTATTTCTCTTTCTTGGTGAGCGATAAAAAGTAAGCCTAGCTGTTTTTTAGGAGATGTGCAGGCATCTCCTTCCTTTATTAGTCTATAAGCGTTACCTTAATCATTTGATCCTCCTTTCTCTAAAATATCCTTACAAGCCTTGCTATCGCACCTTACCGGTTTTTGATGGAAAGCGCACCAAGCGTCCCCGTTAGCGTCTTCATCCTTGATAAGCCATTCAATCATATTCACAACAGCATCTAAGACATTCTTTTTCATAACCTCATGCTTGCAGTCGTATCCCAGTTCTGTGTATTGGATGAACCAATACACGCTATCTTTTGTGATTTCCAAACTTAAATCGGGTCGGTTGCGTTGTGAAATCGTGGCAGGAAGCATGTTTATCAGCTTGGATAGAGACCAAGCCGGGAATGCCATATCTTGATCCACATGATTTTCAACCCTGCCATATTCAGATGCGACCGGTAATTCAAATTCATCCAAATACATGTCTGCCGTATCCGGTCTCACCCCGGCCTCTAACAGGCGTGATGATTGTTTTTTATTCGTGCAAATTTGATTCATATTATAATTCGTTGTTAAAATATTTCTTATTATCTATATCTTCCCTCAATTTTTCGATGTAAGAAAAATACCATTCACGTGTTTTCTCCTTGTCATTCCCTACGTATAATAAACCAAAAGGATCGTACTCTATAAACTCCTCGGTCTTGCAGAAAGGGCAGGGGACATCCCCGCCTATGGTCAATCCCCCAACCTCGCTATCATATGAGTCAAGATCCCATAAATATCCATTGATACAACGTGCGTCTGGATAAGATGCGCCGAAAAAGGGAAACTCGGGACATTGTTTTATTTTCTCTTCCATATTTATCCCTCCTGAATAATTGTACATTCTATCTCTTCGTCCCATGTGACATCCACCGGATCGTACTCATACTCTCCATCGGACGTGCGGATCATTACCTCCGCTTCCGGGTCTTGCTCTTGGAGAAGAGCGATTAGTTCTTTATTTCTCATATCAAAACAATGTTTTCTCAATCTCGTAATTGTAAACCAAAACCTCCGTACTCTCCCTTATCCGAGAGTGAACGGCCGTATGAGTGGTGACTTTTACTTCCTTATGGTTCCATTTGTTTTCATTGACAAAGGAGCGTAAGGTGTCAGTCCAGTAATTGCTGAGTATGAATTTACCATTGATCCTAGACAAAAGATCTAGCAGATCCGCAAGGTCATTCTCCCCATAACCATAATAATGACCTTGAACCGCCCCGGGATAAGGAGGATCAAGGTAAAATAACGTATCAACGCTATCCCTGTTCTTGATAACTTTCAACGCGTCCCTACAGGAAATCTGCACCTCTGATAGGCGATCGTACAATTTATCGTTGAACTCCTCACGCTTATTCCTGAAAACCTTCCCGAAGTGTGTCCCGGCGGTACCGTTACAGAATTTCCATCCTCCATACAAGCTACCAGAATGGCACTCATTTGCCATGATCCATACGGCCCAAGCCTTGTCTACATCCGAGACCTCAGATCGTCCTCGATAAATGTTCCTAGCCCTAATGTAGTCAGACTCGGAGTGTAGCGATAATCGGATTCTCTCACGTAACTCCTTAAATTTGGATGCGGACTGGCAGACCTTGAAAAAGTTTATCAACAAGTCGTTCTTGTCATTGATCACTTCTATCCCTGCTTTAGGCTTCGCAAAAAATACCGCTCCTCCTCCAAAGAATGGCTCGCAATATATCTTATGCCTAGGCATCATTGATACAATGCGTTCGGACAAGTTTTGCTTGCCTCCATAATATGTGATTGGTGTTCTCATATAATTTTATATTCTTTCTTTGCCCTCATCATAGATGAATGCATCTTTCAACTATGATGAATGTCTTTCTTTAAATTGCTGTCGAATATTTTAATACACTCAAACAGGTATTTGGCGACCGTTGGATTTACCGCATTTCCGATCGATCCAACTCTGTGTGTCCAATCACGAATCCCATCATTGACTCCAATATGCTCACGATCTGGCATTTTGTAAATCCTTTCAGAGAGAGGAAATCTACCGTGTTGTTTTGGTGGCGGGACAAATATTGTTTGAGCCTTGTTCCACTTTTGAGCCCTCCACGTTTGTTGTTTGATTTCGTTGGAGTAGGCAATAACGTACACCCTTTCACGATGATGGTCGAATCCAAAGGCGGCGTTCGATAGACATTGCCATTCCGCATCATACCCTGTTTTGGAAAGATCGCAAAGGACTCGCTCGAAACCTCGAACAAGGAGCATTGGGCTGTTCTCAATGATGACGTATCGAGGTCTAACTTCCCGTATAACTCTATGCATCTCACTCCATAGTCCAGAACGACTTCCGGTGATACCAACTCCTTTTCCCGCAATGCTAATGTCTTGACACGGAAATCCTCCACTAATGATGTCCACATATCCGGGGTTTGACAATTCTTTGATGTCCTCATATTGCTTTGTGTTTGGAAAATGTTTTTTTAATATACTCCTCTGGAATGGCTCGATCTCACAGTTCCACAGAGTCTCTATGCCAACCCATTCCGCTCCAGTCTCAAATCCTCCTATACCAGAAAATAATGATCCATGTGTCATGTCTCTCTCGTTTTAGCAAAAACTACGCTTTCATGGTCCGGCCTCAGATGGGCCATGCAAGCCTTGCTGTATTCGCAATCCCTAGCTCCATCGCCCCGGAACAGGCATCCCCTGCATACGACCGCTTTCCCTTGGTATATTGCCTCGAAGCGTTTGACTTGCACCCTGTTTGTCCCGACTTGGATAACAAAGCCGGTAGGGGTGTTTCTCAATCTCTCTGTTATTTCCATGTTATCTTCTCCTGCTTTCTCCGTTTAGGATTATCACGTTAAAACTCTTGAACCTGTCCACCAGCCTAGTTCCGAACCGATTCTTGAAATCCGTGACGGATAGGTTGGAAGTGATATGATACTTCTTCTGATGGGACTGGTATATCTCGTACCTCGCGTATAGGAACTCGTCTATTACGCTGTTAAGGCTGGTGCCGTAGCTTTTCTGGTTCTCCGTCTCAAGACCGATATCGTTAAGGCAGATATCGAACGGGTTCCCTTCCATGCTCCCTTTCCCGGCCTCCTCGTTGTACGTGAACCTGTCTATGTGACCATGGATCTTGTAATAGTTCATCATCTGGGTCACGGATAGGTTTACGAAGCGTTTGGGGTTATCCGTCAATTTCAGGTAATCGGCGAATATCTGCATCATGAGCGTTTTGCCCGTTCCCGGATCTCCCACGATAAGGAGGTTCTTGTGCAGCTTATAGTTCTCCTCCGGAAATACGGACTCGGCCAACGGGCAATCGTTGAAATAATACAACAGGAATCTCAAAACCTTGTCATTCCCCCTGTCTGTCTCGAATTGCCGCCTCTCGATCCCTAGGTAATTACAACCGAGCGCCTTTATCATCCGGGCGTGGCTGATGTACTCCGTATCGTCCGAGAGATCGTACCTAGAAACGTTCTGTATAGTCCTTGCGTGCTTCTTCACTAGGTTGAACACCTGTTTTTGCTGGAGCCTCTCTTTTTCCGTAGGCCCCCGCATGGCTTGTATAGCCTCCGAAAGTTTCTTTTCTTGTTCCTCCATATCTTTGATTATAAGCCCTTAGTCCTGTTCCTTGCCACCAATAGGTGAATCGTCTCTTAACGTCATCTATCGTTTTTAGCGTATCGCCCTCCCCGGTGGATACCATCCAAGCTAGGAAGTTATCCAGCTCGCCGGGAATGAGGTCATTGAAAGCGACGCTCAATCCCGATATCTGGCAAGCGTATCTGCGCCATTCCTCGTCCCTCAATAACTCATTCTTGAAATTATCGAAAAGCGTCTCACGCGTATTAAGACTCTCTCTATTTTTATTTCCTTTTCTTTCCTTTATAGGGTTTGTGTTTACATTAATGTCATTATTGCTTACATTAACCTTATTATTGTCTACATTAACTAGTAGGTAAGGATAATTAGATGAATCTTTTCTTCTTTTTATAGCCTTGAAATATCGCTCCTGAATACCTTTGCTAGTTAGAACACTTACCGTGCTAAACAGAGTCTGTTCAAAGAATCCCCACCTAACCAAGCGTGTTACTATCTGCTCCAGTAATTCTAAGCTAATGCCGGGTAAACCTCTAAGCAGTGACATCTTTAACGCATCATTCCACAATATGAAATACCCATTTCGGTATATCGCACAAAGCAGC